CCGTGTTGTCGTAACTCTATTTGGCACACCAGCTGAGAACGGCATGGTCTTAGATTACGGGTTGCTTGACAAGATGGTCAAACCGTTCATCGACGATTTCCTTGATCACAAGTACATCGTTAGCGAAGGAAACGAAGAAGCACAGGATGTATATGCACAAGCTGCTTACGCTCTTGGTCATGCATTCATGCTTAGTGCTCCTGCATCAACCGCTGAGAACATTGCTAAGACCATTTACGACCACATTGGCTACGCGCTTCAAGCAACCTATGCCAGTCCCAACATCACAGGTATTCAGGTTCAGGTCGACGAGACACATAAGTCGACGGCGGTATATCCAGTAAGGCCTTAGTATGAAAACAAAAAGCTGTGCACACAAGGATCATGTAGGCCCTCGAGAGCTTCCTGTAACTGAGTTCTACTCTAGGAAGCGTAGTAAAGATGGGCTACATTCTTGGTGCAAGGTTTGCTGTCGTAAGAATGCAAAACAAGTGAACGCCAAGCGGAAGCAAAAGGAATCGCATCGGCGTTCACACTTACGATTGAAGTACGACCTTACTGAAGAAGAGTATGTGTCTTTGGGGACACTGCAACAAGGCCGGTGTGCTATCTGCGGAAACCTTCCTGTTGAAGGCGAGAAGCTTATGGTAGACCATGACCATGAAACTGGAGAAGTTAGAGGTCTGTTATGCCGTAAGTGTAACACGGGCTTAGGCTTCTTCAACGACGATACGCAGTTGCTACTGACTGCTGTTGGGTACATTAAATCTGGAGGTCCTTATGGAACCACAAAAGTTGATTGAACAGAGGCAAGCAACACACGGCAATGCATGGAAAGTATACGGCCTTGCTGCAAAGGCTCTGATGCCGCAAGTAATGACTCTTATAGTTGACTATCCTAAGTACTTGTTTGCTTGGCTGATGATACTGAACAAACTCGTGCGCGCGTCTTTTTCGCCTACCACGATCGAACATTGGCAAGACATTCAAGGCTATGCACAGTTAGTACTAAACGATTTGGAGGCCAAAAGTGAAATATCGAGTAAATGAAATCTTTCACAGCGTACAGGGTGAAGGTGTGCACACAGGCATCACTGCGACCTTCATACGCTTGCAAGTATGCACTGTAGGCTGCCCCTGGTGCGATACTAAATATACTTGGAAGGGTGGCGGCGAACTGATGGAGACTGAGAATATCGTCAAACAGATCGATACCAACAGTCGTCTAGTAGTCATTACCGGAGGCGAGCCGACCATTTGGAACCTTGACGAGCTGATTCTAACCATTGCAGCTGAGCATCCTGGTAAAAGCGTTCACCTTGAAACGTCAGGCCAGAACGAGCTGAAAGGTGAAGTTACGCCTGATTGGATTACTTGGTCTCCCAAACGTAATCTAAGCTTCTCTACACACGCTAGCATCATAAAGGGTCTCTCCGAAGTAAAGTTCGTTGTGGACAAGGAGCTGACGTTGGAGGAAGTATGGGACTGCCTTGATCCGGTATTCAAGTACTGGTCTGCTTTGTCCGCACCACACTGGCCTTACATTGTATTTATGCCTGAAGGATGTCCACCTTCAGACCAGTCCATGCAGAAAGCCTACCAGTTCGCACAGGCAGTTTCTTCACTTACAACCCGACCTGTTCGCATCATGGACAGGCTACAATATCGCTTAGGAGTGCGATGATGCAACCGTACAAGTACAACAAAGCAGACATTGATACTATGGCAGAAATGCTTACCATCATTTTTGGTGAGCTCAAGGCAGACGATCCTGACGCTCCTGGTGTGTGGGATGACAATGTAAGACTAACTGCTGAGCGTTGGATTCGAGCGATGATCGAGTTCACTCCTGCCGAAGAAATGAACTTCAACGTTACTACGTTCGAGGCATCAGTGAATCAGATGATTGCTGTTACGGGTATCGAATTTAGTTCGTTGTGTGCCCATCATCTGTTTCCATTCGTTGGAAAGGCTCATGTAGCTTACCTGCCGAATAAACTTCAAATAGGGCTTTCGAAAATCCCGCGCATTGTTCATCACTTCGCTTTACGCCCGCAAACACAGGAACGATTAACGGCACAGATTGCAACTTTCCTGAAGAAGGAACTGCAAGCACAAGGTGTAGCTGTTGTGCTGGAAGCAACGCACACCTGCATGAGCGCGAGAGGCGTTCGTGAGCATAACGGTCTTATGCGAACGTCTGAGATGCGAGGAGCTTTCCTTAGCAACCCAGCAGCGAAGGATGAGTTCCTAGCCTTGGTAGGATTGAGGTAATGTTTGTGCTAAGTCGACCACCAGCTGAAGATAGTAACATAACTGTTTGGGTGAACGGCGAGGAAGTCGAGTTTACTTATCATGACGGCATAGTTACTTTGAATGAGCCTGCACGAAAGGTTCCTAGTGAGGGGCTTGGCGCATATGTAGAAAGATTATTCGGTGCCGCTATTGGCAACCCCAATATGGGTTACGAGTCAACCATAACAATTTTGTATGGCGAACCTTACCTACCCGGAATGAATAAACCTGCAATAGATTACTTCGATGGCTTGGAGGAAGAATGAAACTAGCACTGATTAGTTCGCACCTGGAATTCCGAATTCAGGAAGAAGCAGGCACAGGATACCATCTTGTGCTTGCTCAGTATTTGTTCGACAACAAAAAGTACCATCAGCACTATGTAGAGAAAGTACGCCACGGTGACTTCATCATCGTAGATAACGGCGCTGCAGAGTTCGGAGTTGCGTTACCTTTTGGTGATGTCATCGAAGCAGCTAACATGGTTGATGCTGATGAGGTTTGTCTTCCCGATAAACTGAAAGATCGCGACGCAACGCTTCAGATGCACTATGATGCATACGATATGATTCCGTCGCGCAACCGAATGGTGGTTCCGCAAGGTCTCAGTCCAGAAGATTTTATGGGCTGTCTTGAAGATATGATGGAAGTGTTCGACTTCTATTCTATCGGCATTCCGAAACATTTAGAAGGTACAGTAGGTGGTCGTACTAGGATTCTAGATATGATGGCACGTAGGAACTATCACAAGATGTTCAACGTTCATCTGTTGGGATGCTACGAAGCACCTCTAAAAGAGATTCGAGCTGTAGTCAAGAAGTATCCGTGGGTGCGAGGAATTGATACTGCAGCTCCGTTCGCCTACGCACAGAACAATCAGCAGGTTACGTATTCCAAACATCTATCGTATGACTGGCGTAAAGCTGTTGAGAACCAACGACTAGCAGTCAAGAACATCTACGATCTCAAAGACGCTTGCGTGGGGATGTAATGACTCACATACAGCTCAAAGACGGAGAAACGGTAGCAGGTACGTTATGTGTAGACAGAAGCCTAGGTACTTGTATTATTCTTCAGGCAAGCTTGGATGAAGTAGACAAGTTACTAGGCATCGCAAAAGCAAATAGCGTACCTGAAGTAACGATGATTGTACCCGAAGAAAGTGTCGAAGAGTTGCTAAGCAAAGGTTGGCAACTCACTAGTTATAAGGTAGTAACTCACAAATGATAAAACTTCCGAATGCAAGATGTTTCGAATGTCCGCTACTCAACGAAGGTGAAGCTGTGCCAGGCTTCGGACCTGAAGATGCTGATCTGATATTTGTTGGAGAAGCTCCAGGCCAGCAAGAGGTTATTGATGGCATACCTTTCGTTGGGCAGAGTGGACAGCTCTTGCACGGGATGTTGGATGAGGTAGGGTTTGAAGGAACGCTTTACAAGACGAACGTCGTCGCTTGTAGACCTCCAGGCAATCGCACACCCACTAAAAAAGAGATTCAGTGCTGTGCTCCACGTCTTCGTGCAGAATTGATAAAGCAAAAGTCCAAGAAGATCGTTTCGCTAGGAAGAACTGCACATGACTTTTTCAATGTACCTTTTCAACCAGGAGCGGTTGTTAAGTGGCATGACTACCTTGTCATGCCTACTTGGCATCCTGCTTACGTTCTTCGTGACCCCACGCAAGGTGACGTCTTTAAGAAAACTATGGAACGGGCGGCACACGGGCCTTTCGAATTTGAAATCATTCCCAAGCCGCGGTTAGTATGGCCACAAACACCTGAGATACTAAAGCAAACGCTAGATACATGTCCTGACGATGCTTGGGTAGCGTTTGATATTGAAACGTCTAACGTCCAGTGGTACGATTCAGTAAGACGACCACGAGACATTGTCTTGATGGTTCAGATTGCATGGAGAGAAGATTGGGCAGTTATCGTTGACTTGAATCTGATTCATGAGCATACAAACGAAACACTACCCATACTAGAGAAGTTCTTTAGCCGCGTCAAGACTTGCGCACACAACGGCAAGTTCGATACGGTCTTCCTAGAAGGCCAGTACCAGGCACACGTGCATTTAGACTTCGATACGATGCTAGCTAGTTACGTTCTGAACGAGAACCTGCCTTTCGGTTTGAAGACGCTCGTTTCGTTAGAGCTTGGAATGTTAGATTACGAAGAGCATACGATTCAACCCTTCCTACGAACCAAGAACGATAACTATGGTAAGGTACCTGAACCAATCCTAGCTGAGTACGGTGCTTGGGATGTAGTTACTACTCTTCGCCTCCGCGGCATATTTGAGGAAAGGCTAAAGGCACACGGGCAGTTGGAGAGACCCTTCGAGTACCCAATCATGGCAGCCTCGAATGAGTTCCATTACTCGGAGCTGCGTGGGATTCATATAGACATGGAGCAGTTGCAGTGGATGGATGTTCAGTTCAAAGGTGAGCTGGACGTTCTTGAGAAGACCATTCAAGACGCTGCTGGGAAACCAGATTTGAATCCTCGCTCGACGCAACAGCTTGCCGTTCTGTTCTATGATGAACTGAAATTCCCGCCTGCACGTGTCCGTAAAGCCGGTCCACGTTCAACCAATAAAGAAGTGCTCCAGAAGCTTGAAGGCAAGCACCCTATCATTGAACCTTTACAAGAGTATCGTCGTATTCACAAGATGCATTCTTCATATGTAAAGAACCTCAACAAGTTCATCGCGCCTGATGGACGTGTGCATGCAGACTTCAGAATACCTGGTACTGAAGTAGGTCGTATATCTGTAGCCGATCCCGCCTTGCAAACAATCCCTCGTCCGGATGATTACTATGGTGCGATGATTCGTAGCGCGTTTGTCGGCGGGCCAGGAATGGTTTTAATCGTATGCGACTACAGTCAAGCTGAGCTGAGAGTTTTTGCATGTGAAGCTAACGAACCCTTCCTCATCAAGGTCTACTCGGAAGGCAGGGACTTGCATAGCGAAGTAGCAATAGGAATGTACGGGCCTAACTTCACTAAGGCACAACGTGTGCAATGCAAGATGTTCAACTTCTCATACCTATACGGAGGCAACGAACATTCCTTCGCTAAGGATGCGGGACTGAACATTGCAGTCGCAAGACAGTTCGTACAAGACTACAATCGGTTGATGCCCGTTGGGCTTGAGTGGAAACGCGAACAGTTGCGGAAACTGAAGCGCGACGGTTACGTAGAAACCATCTTTCATCGACGCCGACACTTCCCACTCATTACCTCAGCTAACGCAGAGGAAGCGCGTAAGGCTTGTGTGCATATGCCAATCGCATCCACAGCAAACGACTTGACAATGATGTCAGGTATACAGATAGCAAGACAGATGCCTGAATATGACGTCAAACGCCTCAATGAGATTCCAGGTGTTGTGCTAGAAGTGCACGACAGCGTTATCGCTGAAGTGCCTAAAGATGAAGCCGACGAGATTGCGGCGATGATGAAACAGACTATGGAGAGAGTAGCATCCGAAGTGTACGATCAAATACCATTCAAAGCGGATGCAGATGTGAGTAAACGATGGTGCGAACCTATTCCACACCCCTAAAGAGTGCCCGAGAGATAGTTCTAAAGCGTGCCAAGACGTACGCCTATAAGGGGAGATACTTACAGGTATATGTTTTCACTACTTGGGTGTCGGAGCTTAGGATGCTTACGTACGTATACGGGGGACACTACTATCGTCATGGATCAGGCTGGCGCTGGGTTTTAGCAAAACGCGGAAGCCTCATCGCTTTAGTCAAAGATTTGACCGACGATTTTCCATCGACTAACCAATTTGAAAAACCAATCCTAGAATACTATGTAGACAAAAATTGAGACCCCCGCTCCGTACGGGGGCCTCATTCTAGACTGCACGTGGCAGTAGTCTAGCTATCCTGCAGGCTTTGCAAATCTACGTGCCTGCTTGTCCACAAGCTGCTTCAACAAAGTAGTGTATACCAACGTCGCGACTGTGAAGTACGGACCAACAGCTGCGATAAGCTGGGAGACCCAAGTAATGAGGCCTCCGACGATCTGAGTTGGATCACCTCCTAGATGTAGTGGCGGCAGAACCGGCACTGAAGCAATCAATGCGATGGCAAGGGAAAGGCCGAAAACGATCCACTGCTTTACAACAGTTTGGACTACCTTCCCTGTACGGGCTTCATAAAACTTGATGCCCGCTGCAAGTAGTGTGGCGATGATACCAATCGCCCATAGTGTGATAGGGTCTAGTTCCATTTTTACTCCTTAAGCTTAAGTTAGATATGTAGTAGTACGGTAAGTAAATGTAAGACTAGTGCACCACCTCCTTCGATAGTATTTATATGTTCGTTCACTGCAAGCCACCAACCGAAGGCGCCAGCGATAGCGGCCGTAAGTATCATGAGAATTATCTGAGGCAATATCTGCCTCTGAAACATTCTCTTCCAACTAAACTTATCGTCCGAACGTTTCTGCTGATTCTCGTTCATCTGAGTTAGCATATCCAGTATGCCTTTGTTGCCGTTTCCATCTCCATCGAAAATGGCTTCTTCTATTCGTCCTTGGGATCGGCACATCCGGCGCATGGCTGTTATGAGTAGTATCCACTGTTCATGGTTCACCATATCCGGTCCTATCGAGTCTCTCAACTCATCTAGTGCTACAGTGCAATCTTTTTCATTGGTCATTACATCTCCTTCGAGGAGACCCATCATTGGTTATATTCCGAGTGCTTTTATCAAAGCTACGTAATCAATATCTATAACATGGGAAGGGTTTCCCGCGACGGCTTGATATATGCGTAGCTTTGCGGTACCACTACTTATGTAGTCCTCAGCGTTTATTACGATTCCAGACATCCAAGTGAAACCTGATTCGTCTGTGAATGTTGCTAACGTATCCCAATCAGTAGCTGTTACATTGTAGATTTGAAGCTCAATAATGTGCCCTGCAGTGCCTTCGTAATACATTCTGGCAATGAACGTATCGAAGTCAGTTACTGAATCAAACTGCACTTCAATATTGTATCCTGGCGTACCTGCATCCTCGTCTACAATGAGAACATCACTATCATTGGGTGCGTCTAAACTGTTTACATCGCCTGCAGTAGTCGAACCGGCATTCACTGTTACGCTACTAGGATGGTAAGTGGTAGTAACTATACTCTCAGCTTTATGTGTATGATAATCGTCCGCAATCGTTGAGACGCCACCAGTCAGGGCGGCATGCTGTGAGCCTGTAAGATGATAATACTCATCGAGTGTTGAAGAACCTCCTTGTAAGCCGTAAAGATTGTTATGCACAACACCCTGCGCAAATGAGCCTACAGTAAATCGTGGGTCTAGGAAGTCGTTGGCATATTTGTTACGATACAGAGTTGTACGGCCTTCTTCCAAGACGATGTGCATTATAGGACGTCCGGTTGTCGATTCAGGAATATCAGCTGCTGTTAGGCTCTCACGATCGGCTGCTGCCGTACCTAAGACGTAGTCAACAGAACCGTCATCATTAGCTTGTAGTGTTACCCAACGAGCACCACTAGTCGGAATTGCACTTAGTAGCGCAACATCCTGACCAGCAATAGCAACCCAACCCGGCGAAGCAGATTTGCGCACAGCTCCCGGATAAACTCTTACTGTAGTAGAGCCTACGTAAGGCAATACATTCAGAGGCATTACCTGTGCATCCCCAACCCACGTAACCATGTTCGGATTGTCGTAGTAGGAGTGCGTATGAGGAGGTACTAAGTTCGTACCAGGGACTACTCCGTTGTTTGTGCTCTTCTGGTAGTGGTAGATATCGAGTACTTCCACCTTACCACCGGAGTATTGGTCTGTACCTACAATTACTACCTCGCCGTAGTTGTTTGGGACTCTCCTGTTGAGGACTTTGATTACCTGACCTTCAAAGGTAGTAACGTATACCTGATCTCCGACACCAGTACTTACTTGTTTGGTTCGGTTACCAAGCTTTGCTAAGAAGCCTTGGTAGGCAAGAGAGTTCAGTTGCTTGTCAAGTCTCTGTCTGATTCTACGTATTTGTCTGCTCATGGGGCACACACATTGTTTAGAGTTGACGAATAGATATACATTGACCTTGCTGACGGATCTAACTCACCCGCTATCACATAATATGGTTGACCGAAATCATACTCTGAGATAGCCAAACCCGATGAGATACGTTGTGCTGTAAGTCTTGAACCATCTACTCCTGACATTGCATAACTATACAGTTCTGTCCATCTACTCATTACACGTTTGTACCAAGGGTTCGTATTGAATGGTGGGTTGTTATAAGTCCCATCCCATGCCCACGGAGTAGTATCTAAACAAGTGTGGTCAGATCCATCATAGTTATATTTCCAAACAACGTCTGTTAGACCGGTTGATGCACCTGAAAAGGCAATCCTATATGTTCCGGCAGGCACCCAAATGTGAAGTGTACACGCCCCAGACGCACTGATGTTAGTGGCGTAGTTACCGCCGGTAGTCGTTTCCTGTACAGAAATTGTATAGGCATTTACCTGTGTAGAGACACAAGCGAAGTCACCAAACGATGTAATGGTTGCAGGACCGCCTACCCAACCACCATATTCCAGTTCAATTTCAAAACCATCTACGGAGGTATCGCTTAGTACTGGAAAGTTAGCTCTGAACGTATAAAGCGAGAACTCTGAGTAAGTAAGGTTCGCTGTAAGTACCCTAGTGCCTCCCGAAACGGCATAGACATTAAAATGTGTTGCAGCATCGCCAACAATCTGAACACTAAAGTCAATGTAAGTCGGTGTGTAAGGGTTCGATCTAATCTTACAAGGAAAGTAAGCCTTGGAGATGAGCTTGTTAGAATCCGAGCCATCCAAAAACGGTTTACTCCATACCAACGGAAAGGCGTTCTTTGAGTAGTCACCGCAATCGTTAGTAACTGTAACAGGAATGGTTGTAGGAAACTCAATGTCAGGCAGAGGCGGCAAATCAGGAATCTCGTAGTTGTTGTAACCGCCAGGTATAGGAGAGAAGCCTCCCTCGCCGTCGGGAATATCACCGTCTACATAGTTTGCACTTGATTCATCAGTTTCGCCACTGAAAGAAATAGACACTTCAAGCTTGCCGTCTGTAAAGGTATAATCAATCTCATTAGGAATGATAGTACCTGTATAACTTGAGAGACCTGCAATCGTTCCGTACAACGTTGGGCAGATATCAAAGGCTCTATTGTGTCCCTTGAGTGTAATGGGAATGTCAGGATAAGGATTTCTCATGTCCGCTAGCTTCAGACCAGCAAGTATGTTAGCCTGATCCTGATCTTCCAAAAGCAGGTTAGGGGACGAAGTGAATCCTCCTAGACGTGCAGGAACATGTCCTGGAGCTAGTGAGAAGATTGCAGTACCGTTTCCATAAACGTCTACCGAGATACCGTTTAGTACAACCATAGCCGCTTGAGGAGCGACGTAAGGTACCTTTGTATTCTTGCTGTAGTCTGCAGTCGTAAGATCCATAACTTTAGTACTCGCAGCTGCACGGTCGGCTGAAGGTGTTAAATTATAAGGAATTCTGACTGCCAACATGCCGTTGTAGTTACAAGTAGCTTCTGCAAGCACCTGTGCATTAGCAATCTCAGTAATCTGAGACCATAGCGAACCTGCTGCAGAGATTGCTTCGAGAGTATATCGAGTATCATCTGTAAGATAGACATCCATAACTTCCATTACTGTAGAGCGCCAGCGGAAGAAGTGAAACAAAGCCTTGTCTACAGTAAGAGCTTCAATCTCAGTCCATAAGGTAGGTGTGCTTGTAGTAAGTTCTACGCCAGTAGCAAAGCCAGGCATCTGTGACATCCAGAAAGCAGCATTCTGAATTTCAAATTCGCCAGGTTCGTGTTCGGGATCGTTGTCGCGAGTATATTGGTAAATCCAACCAGACAACCAAATATTCTCTCTATCAGCATACAATCCGACATTACCTTTAACATTATTGAAGTAGTCATTGCTGTACAGAATAGCAAGTGCGCCCGGACGTAACAAAGCAATGTCATCTTCGTCGTTCAACTTCAGACGCGCTGACCAGCCACCATCAGATCTGCTTGCAGAACACGACAACAGTTCGAAGTCTTCGATGGGACGATGGTCGGAGTCATAAACGAGTACATAACGATAGCCGGTGTGTGATGCTCCATTGGCTGCAGTTACTTGCAGTGCAACCCTGATATATCCGTTTGTAGGATACGAAGATATTGTTAGCGACGGACTTGACGTCGTACCATCACTAACAGAGCCGTCGGTAGCTGTGAAGGCATAAGCTGAAATGGTACTGTCGAACACCCATGAATCGGCAACTTTCGGAAAGGTAACGGTTACAGGATAGCTTTCAGTATCAACAACTACATGCCCGCCCATGATTGGCACAGGACTAAAGTTCTCGTGTTGGTCACTGTAAGCAATATCAACATCCATAAGAATGCTGCTTGAAGTAACTACGATATGTTTGGGATTAAGCTCCATAGCATCAATGACTGTAATGTATAAGTCATCATCAAAGGCAATATCTGAAACCTCACCAACATATGCTGTAGAAGCACCAAAAGCCTTCCGTGCACGACCTATACCAATATCATAAGCTCCTGGTGTGCTGCCTACAAAAACAATCTGACCTGGAAGGACGTCTGTATACGCACCAGTAGTAACGTTGTCGAACTCAAATTCGACAACCATATCACTGGTAGCAAACGTATCATTAACCTGACAAGCAAATACTGTTGCAGGCTGAAACAGAGCTAGATTAGGCCTACTAATCTGAGGCTCTGTACGAATTAGGCTAAGCTGCCCTGCTGAGAGGCTCATTACGAAGTGCCTCCATAGTTAGTTAGAACTCTCAGTTGTAGTGAGAAGTCCAAGATCTTGTTGACGATAGGTGGCTCTTCCTCCTTAGGCCAAACAGTAACTGTCTTTACATAAACCCAGGCACCTGAGTGTCCTCGCACACGCCAGTACAGCTCCGCCGACTTATTAGGACAATAAGCTTTGAGTGCATTGCGATCGGTTACCGTAATGAATCCCCAACGCAACGTTGTCTCACCCCAGCCATGTTCGCTTTGCAAAGCATCTGCCTGATCGAACTCTAGGCGTGCCTTAACAAAAGACGTTTGGAAAGGTGGGTTGGTAATGACGGTCTCAACGTTGACCATCGAACCTAAGTTAGGGCCTACTTCGAAGTTTGAGCGGTAGGTTGTCATGCAAGTATCCTCTCGAGCTCATCAAGTATTGAAGCTCGTTCTGTCTTTATAGCACTAGCTAACTGATGTCTGGTAACAAAGCCACCAGGGAAGGAGATGTTGAAGTTCACACCACCTTGACCCTGCAAAGCAGCCATGATAGATTTGTTAGAAAGCTTACCACCAATAGCATTCTCAGCAGCTTTGGTAACACTCGGATTCAGCACATACTCTCCGGCATGCAAGAATGCCAAACCACCTCTGCCCGAATAACCTCCGGATTGATAAGGTGTCGCGCCCGATGAACCAGTTATACCAGAGTTAGAACCAGTCGGGTCGGTTTGAAGTTGTGAGAAGGTCATGTTGTACGTATCGACCATCTGCGAAAGGAAGTCGTATGTGCTTTGAAGAATCAAGCCTGCATACTGCTGTCGCAATCTAAGCTCTGCATCGTAGGCGCCTCGTAGCAATACAACCTTTTCGTATGCAGCATTGACTGCCTGACGCTTCTCTTCGTCG